GTTTCAGTTAAAGTAAATGGTGCTTTGTCTTCAGGCACTACGCCCTCGATAGATGTCTTTGACCATTGCTTGAATTGAGCGTCACTTAATTCATGGGCGTTATCTCGGAAATACTGACGAAGATCCTGAAAATTCTTAGACCGATACAATGCGTTCATTGTGTCATCATGAATTCCGTTATAAGGCGTTTTAGATTTAGCAACAGAATTAGCTTGAGCCGCAAATAAACTGTTTTGCTGTTTAGGACTCATGCGCTCAAGATCTTCCCTTGGGATATCCTTGACCATCATTTCACCAGCTCTAACAGGTAAGAAATAATCGCTATGTAATTTATCTCTGCCTTCAGCAATTCCTCTTTCTCGCTTATTAAAATCATAATCAAAGCGAGCTTCAACTTCTTTTCTTAAAGCAGGATCTTTCCCGTATTTCTTTTCTATTTTATCCATCACCTCAATACGATCAACATCAGGATCAGTCATGTATTCATCGACTTGAGTTTGGGCCTTACCTTCCCTCAATTCACTTTCAGCAGCGCGGTTAAGCTCTGCGAAAACATCAGGTGGCAAATTCTTTTTAACAGCTGGATTCTTTAACGCCTCAAGTCTTTTTTCTGGTGGCTGTGCTTTTATGTACCCCTTAGTCAAACTGTCTTTAAATGACTTATTCATTTTCGCGGCTTCTTCAGAGCTGATATGACCAAGATCAACGTGTGACTGAATAAGATCACTAGCCATCGTGCCAGCACCGCCAATATCACCTGATAAAATAGCAGCATCTCGTTGAGTAGTTAACCGCGTAGATAGTCCACCTCTTTCAAATGACCGCTCTTTACCCCAAGCAATGTCGTTTACTTTTTCTGTTGCCATCGCTACTTTTGGTTTAAAGCTGTTTAAGAATTTTTCTTGTGTAGCAGCATCAGTTATGTTTGCAGCAATCTCGCCCATTTTTTTTGTTGTATTACCAGTGAATCTATTTTCAATGGTTTTGTAATCAGGGTCTTCATCATAAGCAGCTGACTCACCAATAATAAACGTACTCATATCAGAGTTTGCTTTCGCTAACTGGTTATTGTTTTGACGCTGACCATAACTATAAGCAGCTTCAGCCACATCAGCCAAACCCTTGCTGATATTTGCGCCAGCTCCTTTTGTGCTGATGACACCACTTACTTCAGGGATCTCACGCTTTAAGGATTGATATGTTTTTATTTTTGCCATCTTATTTATCCATTAACCTTATTCATTGCTGCATCATATTCACGGCATTCTCGATATTCGTGAACCACCACTTAAGACGGTACTAAGCGTTTGCATTTGAGCTTGCTCCATCACTCTCTCGCCTTCGTAAATAGATATGTCTGCTGCTGTCTCTCCTTCATACAGAGCGGCCAATGCGTTGTACTCAGCTTCAGATTGAATTTTACCAATAGTAGATATAGCACCAGGATCACTAGCAGAACCACCACCAGCTGCCATTGCCGCCCTTGCGTCAGATGTAACAATATCACCAGCACGTTTAGCTTCACCGGCCTTTCTTGTGCCAGCAGCTGTTTGTGTCTTGGCTCTAAACTCAGCGGCTTGTTGAGCTGCCTCACCTTGTTGCATAGAACCAACAGCACTGACCATTGTTGCACCGACCATTAACGGTATTGCGGCTGCACCCATCTGTAAATCCTCTCTTTATAATGCTCGAAACCAATGTACTCTAAATAACCACCGGCATTCACTTCTTTTTCACTAGCCCCTGCATAAATAGGGTAATCATATTGATTCAAAACCTTTCTAAATTCTCTCGCGGCCAGCACTGATAATCTTGGCCGCTTCCTCAATTCATCCGTTATCTCACTGAAAGCCTGTAATTGAGCAGCATGAAGAACGCCGCCTATACCAATCACAACACCATCAACTTCAACAACGATTCCCCTGAATGATTCTTTATAGGGTTCACCGCGCCAAGCGATTATATCATCTCTGTTAGCGGCTCGTATCACGCTGAACGATCACCTTCTATATCGTAAGTTAACGCCAGTATAGTGCAAGGGCCAGTTGCCTGCATATGAATACGCGGATCAACCTCAGTATCACCATCGTAATCAAACGGTCTTTCGCTGTAATCACTAATGGTAGCCGTCATATCAACAACTTTGCCGTCTTCAATTAATGGCAATTCTTTCATGTCTGCATTAGTCGGCCCTATCTTTAATGACCCAGGCCAGTAATCCATTAACACCAGCCCCGTATCAACGACTCGTTTAAGCTCAGTTAATACTGAATACTTATCATAGTTATCTAATTTGTTTGAAATATAATCAGCGGTATAACGAAGACCGACAATAACATTAGTCCATGCAGCACTGACGGTAATTGAGCCACTAGCAACAACATATGATCCTCTGTCCTGACCGTCAGCCCAAACACCAACACTAAAACCTTCCAGATGACCAAGCCCTGTTATGGTTGTGCCTGGTGATGTGTATCGAATAAAACTATCAAATGTTTCTGATACGTCACCACCAACGCAGTTAATATATTTAGCCATCTTTTCTAAAAATTTATCACCATCACGATTAACCACTAGATAAATAATATCCTCATCCTGACTTGGTAAAACAATGATGTCTTCTATAATGAAAGTACCTTGGTCGCTCATCGATAGACGACTCCACCCTGCAACCTCTTCAGCTTGATCAACCGTGTACACGGCCATGCTTCCATCATTCAACAGCACATATATTCTGCTTTCTGGTTGCTTTACAACAGCGAGTCTTTTAATACCAACGGCACATATTTTTTGATTCAATAAGTTTGCATCAGTTGTCACAAACTTTTCACTGGCTGATGTATTTTCCAATGAATAAATCTTAACGCCTGATCGCTGAACAAAATAAATAACGTTGTCATCTTTTACCGCATCGATACCAGAAGATCCTTGGCCTGATCCGCTTTTTAGGTTCGCATTATTTTGAGATAACACTTCACCATATGAGCTAGAACGCAAAGCTTTCTCAGAGACAGCTGTACCCATAATCAATTGACCGGCTTCTTTTATCCACTTAATACCATCAACTGACCCTGATCCAATAGTACGCAATATGGAAGCGGAATCACCCTCAATGCCACGATCAAATGAATAGTAAGCATCAGATACTGATCCCCATGTCGCCTGGTCACCACCAAAGAATAAACGACCCTCGGCTATATCAACAGTAGATGGGAATCCTTTGTTTGAAGACCATGAACCTTGATACCAATCTCGTGTTGCATCAATGCCACCAAATTCTTGTAGTACCTGTGCATACATCTCTGTCGTGCTTTTATAACCAGTTAATCGACAAACGCCTTCTATCGATCCAGCGGCATATAAAAGATCAAGAGATAAGGTTTCAAGCCCAGGATTTTCACCCGCTTTAACAAAAAGACGATAATAAAATATTGAATTATCAAACTCATCGTCATGAGTTGTTGTCGTATCAACAGTATAAGCCGCGACATCAACCCAACTCGAATCATCAGCAGATCGCTGAAGCGTCACTGTTGCTGTTGTGATACCAGACACAAAAAGTTTAAATACTCGCGTTTCACCAACACCAACAACTCTGATTGAGTTAGTGCCAGCACCAGTATCAACAGAGATCGATGCACTTACCTTTTGGCCCGATGATAATATCTTGACCAATGAATTCACATCTCCAGCATCAAAAAGATCCTCTGAAGAAGTGACAATAATATCGCCGCTTAACGCGCTAGGTGACAGCGTTATGCTGGTGTTATTAATTGATTCAAACGGGCCATCATATGGCGAGTAATCAACAACTGACCAAGACTTATCGCCTCTATGCTCAACAGCAAATAAACGCCAATCAGTGGTTGGTACAATTTCTTGGAAAGCAAAGAAAACAACATCACCTGATTGAACAAGCCGCAAGGTTTCAATTCTATCCTGACCAAGCAATGTATCTAAACTTATATTCTGGCCGCTTGTTAAGAAGCTCATAGAAGTTATAACAGAGTGATATTTTTTGGTTGTTTCAATCGTAACAGTTGGCGATGACGTTGGTGTAAAAGTTAAAATATGAGTTCCTACTTTTAACGTGCCTTTAAAGATATCTGTTGACCCAACGCCGGATGTTCCAATCTTAGCAGCAACTGGAGCATCTTTGATTGATATCTTAAGTGAATGTTCAACACCTGTTTCAAATGAACCAAAATTTTGATAAGCAACGGCATTAGAAAAACCATCGCCTGTTAGTCGTAACAAACCACCTTCGCTATCAAGAAACGCGGAACCAGTAGATGCGTCATTCCATCCTGTGAAGCTTGGCGTTACTGTTGATGTTACCGTGTTCGCTTCAACCGGCACATCATTGACAATGAATTCAAGTTTATCATTATAAAAATCAAGGATTGCCGTGTCATCTATTGCCGCAATAAATGGAATAAGATAATGATCATAAGTATTATCTAGCTCTACAACGTATTCAGTTCCTGGTCGGTAAATCATACTACCTAATCGAGATGGTATAAAATTTGACATCAGAGATGCAGAGCTATTGATTCTTTTTACATCACTACGAACCAATGCCTTTTGATCAACCTCACCACGATTAAAATGATTCGCTGTACCTCTAGGCATTACGGTCTCCCATTGTAGCGACCCGTGTATCTTGAACCGGCCCACTTACCACCGGACAACACGCGAGGCGGGGATGCCATCGTATCAATTGATTTTGCTGTCTCTTCGCGATCTTCATAAATCTCTCTCGCCATCTTAAGATCAGCGCCTTCTGATTTTAAACTACCGGCAGCATCAGCTGCCATTCTTGCGCCAACTAATCGCTGAAAGTGCATAGGCCATAATGTGATGTCAGTTAAAAAATCTGTGCTGATAAACTTCACATAAATTTCATCTTCATCAGTAAATATTTTGTCACCCTCATCAGTATATAACTTCAATGGGTTACGCATATATTCGTCATAAAAGTAACCATCAATGCGGTGCATTTTAGGTGGGTATGCGTGCGCCCTTTTAAATCCCCATGACGGCTCAACAGATGGATCGTAAATGCTTTTTGTTGACTGCGTGGCAAACGTCCAGCCAGTTATTTCAAGCAACGCTTTAACGACACCGCTATTCAATGCGTGATCTAATTTAGATCTTCTGTTGGAGTCATCATTATTCGATGTGATTTCTGGTAGACCCATGATCAGCAATGCATCGTTATAAACTGCACGCCACTCATTGGTCATTGTTACTGTTGATGCTGAAGACCTTTTTGTTGGCTCCCGATCTTTATCCATCTCGATAGATGATTTGATCCGGTCAACGAATTTAGCGTCAGCTTGCTCTGTTTGTTTTGGAGCAATGTGTACACTTATTTCTCGTGCTAAGAAACTGGATACGACTTGTGCGAACGATGGCGACCAGTATGTGAAGACAGTTACAGCATCATCAGATACATAACGCAAATAGATTGTTGCGTGTTCACAAGCAAGGGTATTGCCTTCAATGATGTATCTCTCAATTTCTTCATCTAATACTGCATCACTGTAGACACCGATAAGAGAAAGATAATCAGCTGGTAATGTGAAAACATTATCAAGATCATGGCCCGAACTAGTAGTGGAAGAAGAATCAGTGATCGTTTTTCTAGCAAAGACCGGCTTTACAATCTCAAGACAATAAGCAATTGCATCAAGATCATAAGCCGCATCAAGAGCATATCGAGATGGTCTGTCTTCCGTTAGGTTATCTAGGGTACGCTGACCGATAAGAGTCAGTGCATTGTTGTACAGTGACAGCTTATCGATAGCCATGATTTATCGTCCTAGTGCTTTTTCGTAATCAGTTAGTTCTTTTAAGGCTTCGACTTTTGTCGGGATACCTTCTTGGATAAATTCACCAGTTGATTTCTTAGTGATGCACCATTTTTTCTGGCCGCGCATCTTAACTTCAAAATCACTTTCTTTTGCCTCAAGATCGTCATCAACAGGATCAAGTTCTTTGAACTGAATGATTTTTAATTTAACAGTTGTTCCCTGCTTAAACGTACAAATGCCATAAGCAACAAACGACATATCTTCAGCTAGGCAACGAATCTCATCGCCCATATCTATTTTGTTGGCGCAGTTAACCCAAAGATCAGGGTCTTCCAAAGAGTTTATATACTCTGGATTCACTACCGCATCAAACCGCCGTGCTTTATGCTCAAGTAAACCGAAATTACTTGGTCGCAAAGGATCAACTTTTATATTCTTGTCTTTATTAGACATAGCTTTTCACCTCGTTAATGGAAAGAAAGCACCGGCCCCAAAATGAAGCCGGTGAAGACGCTTACTGATTAACTAAGTGCTACAGCACCAGTATTTTGAATGATGACACCATCACCAGAATCGTCAATGAATACAATCAATTGTTCATCTGGAGCATTAAGAGTGGCGATAGTGCTTGAGCCATCAAATGTTCCAGAGGTCAACGTGACCGTATGTGCAGCTGTACCAGATGCACTCGTATCTTTAATGATAAATAAACCAGCGTGTGCGATTGCGTCTGCAATAACGGCAGCAACAACAACAGTTGCATGATTTACTTCAAGAATTGTAACGCCTGGAGTAACATCACCAGATGCAGTCAGCTCTTGAGTTTCATTAACAGATAACGAAGCAGCACCATCTTCAGTTACAGTTGTAACAGTGCAGCTTGAAACTTTTGTGTTAGTGCTATCAATAACAATAACAACATCACCAACTTTCAAGCCAAGATCAAAACCGTCTGAAATGTAATCAGCAGCTAAGGCATCACCAAGATCGTCAGTTGATTTATAAATCCAAATAGCGCCACCATCAGCGCCTACGCGCTGTGATACAAGAGCTACTGGAAGAGATGTAGAATAAGCCATTTTTAATCTCCTTGATTAAAGTGAGCTTGTTATGCAGCTGAAACACCAGCCACATAACTACTATTTATTAACTCAATGCTGAATCATCATGCAGCATCTTAACGACACCACTATTCTGAAGCAACTTTGAACCCATATAAGTAGAGCAACGCGCCCATGACTTATCGTTTTTGTCGTCGTAACCAACGAAGGTTTGCAAGTTCTCAACATCACATGCATGACCAATTGCAGCCTTTGCATACATGAAGCATGAAGCACTTGCAGTACCGACACCAGGCAAACCACCATCAACGATCCAGTTCACACCATACCAGTTAAAGGCTAGAGACTTGCTTGTGCCTTCAAATGGTTTTTGATTGATGTAATCAGCTGAAGTGAACGCATCTAGGCTCATTAAGTAGCCGTAGAACGCTGGTGTTATTAATGCGTATGGCTCGTCTTCAAGAGCAAAAGCATTACCCAATTTGGTTTTTGCTTTACTGATAAGTAACAAAGTTACAACAGCAGCTGCACCCCAGGTTACAGTCGCGTTACCAAGAGCAGCATGAATGTCGTCATCGATCTTACGATTGATAACCGTCATTGATGTTTCCTGCATGATACGACGACCTTCACCTTGCGATGCAAAGATGTTGAACTTAGTTCGTTCAGGTACGTCATGCCATTCTTTCAAAGTAGCACTAAATTGATTTAAGTTGTCAGCACGAGTTGGAATGTCGCCATTCAAACCACGAGTAACGGCTGTAGCGCCACCAGAATCAGCAACCAAGAAGACGGCAGTATTACCATCAATCTCGCTTTCTACTGTTACTGTTTTACGCGCTAATGATTCCCGCTTTTCAAAACCAGCAATGGTTTCGTCACGGAACATTGTCTGAAACGCACTATCGCTCATCAGAGTATCCTCAAGTAAGGTTAAGTAAAAATTAAAACACTTTACCGTCTTTAGAGTTAGCCATCTGATGGTTTGATGCGGGTTAGCCTTGCGGGGCCGCTACGCCTTCATTCAGGGGTCTTGTTCGGTGTATGAGATGATTTAGCCATATTGATAATGTTATGTCAATAAAAAAGCCCGTTAATTGGAACGGGCTTTTAGTATTTATATATTAGTTTATAGCTTTATACTTCGATAGCCAGATGAGTCACCCCCAAAGACTCGACTGTTTTTAAGCAGTGATATGGCGTTAAATGAGGGATAGCTTTCTTGTTTTTTATCGATCTTAATAACCGTACTTTCATCAGATCCAAGCAGTCGTTCAAAGTTTGCATTGGTTTGTGTGTTGTCTCCAATAGGCTTGGCATGGCAACTAAAACAAGCTGATTCAGCCTTGTCTGCCAATATCCCAGCAGCTTGCACTGTCGGAAAGCTAACCATTAAGCACATCATACAGAGTGCAAAAAATAACTTATACATCGAGTTCTCCCTTTCGTTGTTGTTAATACAAAATTGACAGATCAGTTATACCTGATTAGTTAGCAATTGCCAATGCGTGAACAACACCACGAAACAAAAAGTCTTTGCTCTTTTGATCAGCAGGTAAGTCATCAAACGGCATGATACAAGGGTGAGTCTTCTTGTCAGCATCTTTTTCTTCACCATGTAGCCATCCGTCAGCTAATTTAGCTGCTAACCAATTATCATGGCTTGCGCTTGCATCAGCATCAGGATTTACAATATGGAACAACACACCGTTCATTGCGCTGTCTTTCTGCCACTGCTCTGCTATATCCCAAGGCACTTGAGTATCATCACCAATTGATTCACAGTAAGCACGATTTAGTTCATGAGCAACACGCGCAATACGCTCAACCATTTCTTCATCAGTCTCAACCACAGGATCAGCAGTAACCTCGCAATTAGTCTCAACAACGACCTCTTTAATCTCCCCATAAATCGACTTAAACAACAAAGGACGCATACACTGATCATCGAAATAATAATCACCAGACTTAGGTTCGTTTAACGCTATCCATTCATGACTCACATGGATCTCATTGCCATCAGTCGTTGTGATACAGCAGTTATCGATAGACTCGATGATGACAGCATTGATAGATCTCTTTAAATTATAAAGTGACATAATAAATTCCTTACTTTGATTTGATTAAATTAATAGAAGCCATCCTTGGCGTGGTGCTTTCCTACCGGCTCAGGGTTCTTATTTATTCATACTCATGTTTTCTTTTGCTGTAAGCAGAGCCATGTAACGAGCTTGGCCTTCTTTATCCTTAGACCATTCAGATGTACCCATTTTGGCTTTCAACGAAGCAAGTTCACTATTGATATCAGCAACAGGATTGCTTGAGTTAGGAACAACAGTAGCAGATGGGTTTATCTTTCTAGCCCAATCAGCCATCGCAATCATCATTTCAGGGCTATTAAATATAGCTTTACCACTGGGAAGTCGTGCGTTTTCAAATTGCTCCTTGACTGACTCAGGTAACAACGCAACCAAACCGGATACCATATTGACGTTGGCGGTTAGATCGCCACCCCAGGTATCTTTTAGCTGTTGATTTGTTGTCTGTTGATCAATGCCGTCTTGAGTCAGACGTTCATCAGCTTCAGCCTGACGACCAACCAGCATTGCGTTAGTCATTTGACTCATGACTTCAGATGAAACATTTGAGGCATGAGCTATCTCATAGATACCGCCCATGATTTTTTCATCACCTTTACCAAGCACAAGACCTTCATCAAGCGTTAACTGATAATCAGCAGCGGTAGCAGGAACACCATTCGCTTCACGGTAATCAGCAATCTGTTCTTCGGTTGCATTTTCAGGAAGACCATTACTAATTTCACCAGTTCGGATTTTCTCTTGGGCTGATAGATAATTTTTAGTGAAAACACCCATATCTGAAACGCGATCAAGTTGTTTCATTGCCTTAGTATAATCATCAGAGTCTTCAGCATAGCCCATACTGGTTACAGCTTGTTTGCGCCAATCTTCAGGCATTGTGCCAAAGTAATTTGATGCAGCACCATCACCATTGTCCCCGGACGCAGCACCTGATGCAGATCCATCACCAGCGTCACCAGATGCAGCGCCGGAATCACCAGCCGCGCCAGCATCGCCAGATCCATCACCACCAGCGCCTGCGTCACCACCGGATGCACCAGCATCACCACCAGCATCACCACCGCCACCGCCGTCACCAGCATCAATTGAATTGATAAACAAGTGACCGAATTGACCCATACCTAACCGTCTATTTCTATTTCTGAATTTCATTATTATTTTCCTCTTGTATCAATTGCCCTATCGGGATTTTCAGGTACTTCAAAAGTTGCTGACCAACGAAAGCGCGGCCAGATATAAAAGTCGATTGATCGTGTGAATCGGGTATGTAGCATAGATCATGAGAGCGACTAAAATCATTAATGATAGCCTTGAGAACAAGCCCTTGCTGATGCGCATCAGCCTCTCCTTTGCCTAGTGCTTTAATGGCTTCAATTTCTTTTTTGCTCATCTTCCTGCACATGAAGCATGGTGGTGTTTGATCGTCCATCACTGACCACCACCGATATCAAGAAGACCAGACTCAGCAGCCTGTTGAGCAATTTGAGCAACCTGTTCGTCTTGTCTCTTTTGCTCAACCACTTCAGGAAGTTGTTTCCAGCTTTCAGGTGCGCCCGATCCACCCATTGCATCACGCAATGCCTGATCAACATTAAGATTAGCAGCAGCACCAGGATCAATTTCTGAAGCTTGAGCCACCATGCCTACAACCTGTTGGAATTGAGTCACTTTCTTCTCTTCCTCTGATTCGCTTAATGGCGATATGAATTCAAACTTAACGTCTTTATCAAGTAATGATTCAGGAATATCTTGAGGTGATCCCAAGAACCCATGACTCATAGCGATATCAAAAGCCAACTCACAAAGCTGGCCGTTGTACTCTGATTCAATGGGTGAAAACAACGGAAGGTTCTCACGTCTGTATTGTTTCATTCGTTCAGAAACTTCATACGCTGTCATCTCGCGGCCTGTATCTGGCAAAGTCAGCTTATTGGTATAGAACGCAGACTTCAATGTTTCAGCAATACGCTCTTGAATAGCGACACCAATCGGGAAGCCCCCACGATCTTGAGCCATAGGACGCAGAGCTGCACCCATTTTCTCATCATACTTCTCATCAACCCAAGTGATACCATCAGCTGATAAATCAACGTCTGATCGAATGACTTTCTCAGTTGCTATGATAGGTGGTCGTGCATATCTCTCACCGGCTTCAAGCAGTGTATGCTGAATTTGTTGAGCTGATCGTGCATCAGGAAGACCAGCAACAGTAGCAGGTGAATAAGCAAATGGTGATCCAGGCACTGTCTTGAACCTTGGGACCACGTAATACTTATTATTAAGACCTTTTATTTCAATCTCGACATTATTGGTCATGTCAATGAAGATCGATACATACGGATAGTTATCAGTGATTTCATCATCACCGTACATATCAGACGGTATAACCATATGACGAACTTCTGCCTCTTTCATCAGGTCTTTGCCTTTTGCCTCACCGATATCTTTGTGGACATTATCCTTACCAAAATATTTAATCATGTCGCGATAGGTTGGTGTCCATTTTCTAACAACACCACCGACTTGACCTGTTTCGTCATCGAACCAAGAGCAATCTTTTAAGTGCCAGCACCGGAACAATAAACCGTCCTTTGTTTTGTTTGGCTCAACAGAAATAACGGTATTACCGAATGTAACAAAATCATGATCGCCTTCTTTTGTTGCTCTAACAAAATTAGCTGATCGGACATTGATGAGATCCATCAATCGCTTGGAAGCCCACTGCAACCACATTGCACCGATTTGATCCGGTACACCATCGATACCCATCTCAAACCATTTACCATCACGAAGCATGGCGCTTAATGAATCACCAAGATCACGCCTAACTAAAATAGGATATGAGTCAACCAACATATCAGCCAGCTCTGCACCTATGTTTCTGGCGATAGTAAAGTCAGCCCTTTCAGGATAGAAATTATCAGCCAGTGTCTGGTATAAGCTCATCATCGGCTGATGATTCTGAAGAGTGGTACTTGCTAAACTTTTTAGTTCACTGACATCAAGCTTCATGGTCTTATCCTAATTTACTGTCATTAGTAAGCATTGTACCAGCGCGACCAGCATCACCGTACTGTCTTTGCGCCTCTCTTTCAGCGGCTGTTCTTGCTGTTAAATCATCGGGTGTTGGTGCTTCAATAGCTTCAGGTATAGGTTCTGGCCCTGTAAGCATTGTATTAACCGCACCACCTACTCCACCAATAATATTGTGAACTGCTTCCATAACTAATACCTTCTTTTGTTGTGTGAGTTTTCATACCTTACTGCGGATCTTTCTCTTGTTTTAACTGCTGGCGGTTTCCAGTTTTCTGATTCAGCTGTCTTAGTCATGCCTGGAAACAACTCAGTGAATCCCCAAACTGCACTATCAGCTCTGTCAGGTGATGTTATCCCTTGATAGCCTGATTGTGTCATAGAACACATCTGGTCTTCAACCTCTGGAAAATAACCGACATGATGGATGCGTTCACGTTCATACAATGCTGCTATCGGTTCGGCTCTGACAACCTTACCGCGTGAAGCGTGTACATCTTTGTAATTCACATCAGAATCAACAGCATGAATGACGGCCCGAACCATGTCACCACCAAAATTAGACTCTCCAACAATAGCATCAGCCATGTGTCGCTTATAAGCATCAACCGCTATCTGCCCCCACTTTTCAGGCTTGTATTTACCAGACAGATCTTCAAGCAAATAACCATGACCATCAGTACCCAAAGCACAAACAGTGATACCTATCTCATCTGATCGAGAATCAATATCACCATTGCAACCACTTGGATCAACAGCAACAACAACACGCAGCCAATCAGGAAGCGTGCCTTCTTGACCAAGAACCCTGTTTTGAGCAAGCATCACTATCATCGGAGAACTCACCATCTTTAAATCGTCTTCTAGCCATCTCAGGCATATCATTCAGTTCATTGATGTATTCAGGGTCAAGGTTTTCGATGTTATCAATCGGATTGATTTTGTAATAAGAAAAGTTGAAGGGTCTGTTGACGAGGTTTTTTGTTAAAGGGTCTTTCTTTTCAATGAAAAGTCGATAAACCCAATGGTTCTTTGAACTCGGGTTAAGATCATAATACGCTTTCAATTTTAAGTTATCTGTCTTCTGTGCCAATCGAGACATTGCCAGTACGCGAGAGGCCCAAGGTATCTGGCTGGTTTCATTAAGATAGATCGTCGCGTACTCTTGGCCCAATATTTTTTCTGTTCTTTCTTTATCATCAAGACCACCAAACCATATTTCAGATCCATTTGGCAGAGTTAGAAACCAATCTGTTTTGTTTAGTACACATCGTTCAAGCAGTCCAGGCCAACATAATGCGAATACTTTTGGTAGCGTGTCGTAAATGATTGATGCTTTAATAGCGTTGAATCTAAACCGGAAAACAGCATGGCGAGAGTTGGGTGATTTCAATGCACGAACTATTACCATTCGTAATAGCAAGAAAGTTTTGCCAGATCGTGAACCACCGCCAAGGCAGCAATGAACCGCGTCAGATATTAGCGTGTCTCTCGCGTGATCCTGTGCAACCGTTAGTTTGAATTCTTTTTGTTGTGCTGACATTAGGCTTTAGAATCCTTATCGCTGAGATTAACAGTGAGTACCCCTGTTTGTTCAACTTCCATTTTATCACCATACTTTTTAGGATCTTCTTTACTGGCTTGCCACTTGAATGCATCGAAGTGTAATTTTGCTAATTGCATTGAGCCCTTGGTGATTAATTTAATAGGGTTCTTTGAGCCTGGTATCTCAATGCCATCTTTATCATACGCATTACGAAACAATGGTTCACCATCAGCGTTGTAAACTTGTTCGTATGCAACATCTTCAAGATCTTCATTAAGCTGGTCAAACTTATAATCCTTTGATAACTTTCTCGCGCGCGTGTACTGATCACGAAATATTACATGCGGATCATCATCAGCTTTTCCTTCAGCAATCAACAACCATCGATAAACTTGTGACTTATGCGGCATATCTTCATCAGCACAAACTTTTATCAATGAGCCTTTTACAATCAAACGATCACATAATTCTTTAGCAAGTTTTGGATCAAGTGATGATGGTCTACCTGCTTTTTTCTTAACAACACGTTTTTTCTTAACGACTGTCTTCTTTTTAACAGCCGCTTTCTTTTTAGTTGTTACTTTCTTTTTAACAACAGCCATAACATTAATGCTCTATGTTTGGTAAAGCTATTCCAGCACTTGTAGAACTGAACCCTGATTTATTATCAAGAGAGATTGCTTTTTGGACAATGGCTTGTGCAAAGTTAACAGCTTGTTCAACTGATAGTTCCATAACTTGAACTTCTCTATCGAATGCAACTAATACACGACCATCATTTGTATCAACTGATATACCCAGTGGTTTATTCATACCGTTCACCGTTGGTTAATTATTTTGTGTTTTAAACAATGATAACCACCAACATACCTTGATGCAAATATGTACAGAAATAGGGAGGTAACACAGAGGTAACAAAAAAACGCTTGTTACCTGTTTGTTACCTGTTTGTTACCTAATTGTTACCTCTAAAATATTGTTATAAATCAACTACTTATTAATACATATATACATATATATATATAAAGTAACAAATATATACAAATACATACCCCTATGGAAATATATGTATGTATAATTATACGTATACACATTTATTTATTTCTATAGGGCTGTTTCTGCCGAAAAACGTTACTTTTGTTACTTTGTTATTTATCAATGACTTAAAAGGTTTCGTGAAGTTACAACATTAAGTTCCTGAAACCTATAATTATACACAAATGGCGTTTTTGTGTAGATATGTGTTGACATAGTTATACACGTATGTATAATTCTACACATCGTGTAGAATTATACACAAATGAAAAAGGTACGGAGATAAGAAGATGGGATTTAATAAAAGCGATTTAAAAATAGGTCAAATTATTACCTTAAACGGTATGGGTAAAAAAGAACTTAAAATCACATCTTTAGTGGCAGAATATAAAGGTGAAATTAAGCCCGATTGGTTTAAAGCGGTTCGCTTTATTAAAACACGCAACGAATGGAGTTCATCAGAAGGAATTTGTGACATCAAAAACATAACATCAATAAAATAAATCAAAGCCCCTTCGGGGGCAAGGTAAATAGCATGGCTAAAATGACAGCAAGTAGATTAAAAGCATCTTATGAATCAATTATCGATGGTATGTTTTTCACTCGCAACAACATGAAATTTGCCGGTGACACAATGAGCAACTACTATGTGCCAGCTGCAACAGTAATGGTTGAAACATGGAGCAATGACCAGCCAATCGAGTGCTATGAGCTTCAACGTAGAAAGCCAGTGAAACACGGCTTATCAGGATCATCTTATTTTAATGCTGAAACATTCGCTATCGTTCACGGCAAATCATAAATAACCAGGAGAACAACATGGAATTAACCAAAAAAGAATATTTTTTCGTAGCAGTCATTACAACGCTGGTGGTTTGTTTTGTAATAGCCGTAACAATTAGATTAACAACAATCAGCTAAACCATCAGTGTATGAGTCCGTCGATAGTGACGGGCTTATAAACGGATTGTTTGTTAATTAAATGGGAATATTAAGATGATTAAAAAAGGCGATGAAGTAAAAATAAAACCAGAATGGCAAGATGATGGTGACGATGAATTTATATGGGTCGCTGCTGATGATGAAGAAAATGGCCGCGTTGCAATTTATCCATCAAATATCAATACGCACTTTAAACCAACGCATGTTGTTAACATTTTCATGTTGGAGTTATAAAAATGAATTTCCAAGATTTTCAAAATAGTAAGCAATTTGTGCCTGATACCAATTACATTGAAAACGTTCATTCTGAAGATTATCCAACAGCTTATTTATATGGCGATGGGGATAGTGATTTTATTTTTATCGGGACAGATGGGCAATATCATGTTCATATTATTCAGCGTGAATACACCTCTAGCGTTTTAGAAGAAATAGAGGTTCGTGTTTGGCTTGAATATTTCAAAGGGGAACGCTCATGAAGATACTGAATCTATATGCTGGTATCGGCGGTAATAGAAAGCTCTGGAAAGACGCTGAAGTAACCGCTATTGAATACAATCAGGAAATAGCTGATGTTTATCACGATCAGCACCCACAAGACAATTTAATAGTTTGCGATGCTCATCAGTATCTTCTTGATCATTATCAAGAATTTGATTTTATATGGTCATCACCACCATGCCAGAGCCATTCAAGAATGATTAGATCGGGCCGTAACAGAAAACCTCGTTATCCAGATATGAAACTGTATGAGGAAATTCTATTTCTTCAGCATAATTTTGACGGCTTATGGGTAGTTGAAAACGTAAAACCATATTATAAACCGCTTATTGAGTTCAAAAATATTGGCAGACATGTTTTCTGGACTAACTTTAATTTTCCATCAATGGTTGAGCCTAAATTCAAAAACTTCATAAATGATCAGAATCTTAACGCAAAGAAAAAATTAATGGATTGGCTTGATATTCATTATGAGAATAATATTTATTACGAAGGAAATCATTGCCCAACACAGATATTGCGGAACTGCGTTCATCCTGATGTTGGTCTTCATATCTTAAATTCTGCATTATCGGAAAGAGTAAAATAAAATGAATATAAACAAAGAAATTGCCATAGCATTAAATTGTCGGTTTGACGGAAATAGATTGGTAGAACGTCAAGACACGATTGAATACGAAGTTATAACAGATAAACAGTATTCAATGCACCGCATTGAGTTCGATCCAAAAACCAACTGGCTACAAACCAGTGTTCTGTTAAATACACTCGTGCAAGAAAACATCAGTGTTATAGCCATGAAGGGAAAACGGGCGGCTATTACATCGAGATCATCCACAAAGAGAATAACGGAAAGATAACAACCGAGTTCAAAGGCGAGACACTGGCAGAAGCGGTCTGTTTTGCGTTTTTAGGTATGTGTAAATAAATGTATAAATCTATTGACATAATTATACATGTCTATAGAATCAGTGATGTAAACAAAAAACATGAATCAAGGAGAATTATCAGATGTTAACTAAAAACGGTAAAGACCTCAAAATTCA